GTCCATTGTAACAAGGCTGTTTGTGCCGTCAGCAAGAACGGCAGTGTATGACGTGCCAGTTTGTGCATTGATAGTCAGTGAAGAATCGTCCTGGGCTATCCATGTGAAGTCCATGTCAGTGTTTGAAGCCTTAGACAAAACCTGACCCGTCGTGCCACCTTTTAAGTCAGCCAACGACGTATCAACGGCTTGACCGAAAACTTCAAAATCTGCTGGCAAATCTGTAACCAGGTCACTCGCCGTCGGCATAATCCAGCCGAAGGAACTTGTTGGGTTGCTCATAGGTTTTCTCCGTTTCTACGCAACAATTGTTGCATACTGCCATTCTAATGTTGGCGACACGCTCGCCCACGTTTCGGTGATCGGTACGTCGTTCCAACGCATTGCCTGCAATGAATAAGCCAATGGCGACAACAACAACGTAACGCTCAAACGGTTGTAGGCGGCTTGGAACGACCAGCCTTCGACGAAACCCTGAAACGTACCCGAAGCCATGTTCAACGGCAGATTGTTCAACGAAATGGCTTCGCCCATGAAAACATTGATTAGGTTGTCACGATCTGAATTGTCAATTTCAGGGTTGGTCAGGTCGAATGAAATTTCGCTGAAAATTGGTTCAGGTTGGGCACGAAGTGACAAATAAAAATTTGCCTGATCAGTTGCGTCGGCTGATTTTTCTAATGTTGTCGTAATGATCTGGGCAAGCGTGCCGTATTGGGCAATTGAATTTGGTTCGGTTGCGCTGACTTCCGCGCTGCTGGTTGACCCGTATTTGATTGTTAATGAATTGCGAACGTCGCCAACGCGCGTCTGAATTCGTAGTCCAGCTGCACGGGCATGGTTTGCGTCAAGGTCAACATAGCCATTTGCAGCCAGGTAATTGGTGCGGTGAGTACTGTCCGCATACCCGATTGCCCCAGTTGGGGATTCGTATAAATAACCTAAGCCTGAAGTCGCCAACGCTGAAACCAGTGAATACACGTCGGTTCGGCTTGACGATCTATTTGCCAATTCATAATTGCCAGGGCGGTCAATTTCGCCCAAACCGTTGTTTTCAGCCGTTGCCCATGTTGTCGTTGCTGGCGTGTATGTTCCCCAGGTGACTGACGGTGCAACCTGCGCCCAGGTATTGAACAAAACGTCGCTGAGAATGTCATAAATCTGGTCGCCGTCGAAATCTTTTGAAAGTACGCCGTTGGTCAATGCTTTTGGCAAACGTGCCAATGCACCTAATGCCGTGATGTTATAGGTTTGCGTAAACATTGTTGAACCTACGTCACGCACTTCCAAACCAATGTCCACAACGTTACCGCCAAAGATCGGCACAAATGTGTTCGACGTGTCTTTGACTTGAATTGAAATCGTCGAATTGATCTGCACGGGAATGGCAGTTTGATTCACGTCAATCAATTGAATGTTCGTGTAGCCCGCTTGCGCCTGCTCATAGATGTTTGTTCGACCGCTACGAATGACCAGGTTAGCCAAAACGGCGGTTGTGTATTCAACGCCGTCGATTGTTACCTTCCAAACGGGTGTCCACTGGGTCATGCGATTTGCAGGCTATTTGCGCCGCCTGTACCCCTGTAAAACGAATCGTTCAAGGTTTCAACGATTGTGCGTGCAGTGCCTTCACGATCAAATGCACCAGTGACGGTCAAATTGATTGTTGTGCCCATTGAAGCGGCTTCAGCCATGCGAAAACGCCCAGGGTCGAAACTGCCTGAAACCACGCTGCTGGCAGCTGAAGCAGCAACCCTTGCAGCAGTTGCAATTCCGCTTGATGTTGTGCCACCGCCTGTTGTAGTTGTTCCCGCCGTTGTTGTAACTGCCGAAACGCTAGGCGTTGAAACTGTACCCGTGGACATTGAAAAGTTACCCAATGCGCCCGTCGCCGTCGAACCCGAACCGCCACCGATTTTTGGAATGTAGGGCACGTCCTTGCCCCACTGAACCGCGTTGTAACCCTTGATTATCGCGTTGATACCGTCAATGGCAGTGTTCAGCAATGGTTTGATCGCGCCCAAAACTTTGGCAATGATTGTGATAACCAATTCCGCAATGTCTCCGACGACCTTTAATGAATCGCCAATTGCCTTGCCGACCAACGGCGCAATAAATTTGACCACGTCCCAAAATGCTTTGAATTCGTCCTTGCTATTCAGCACGGCAGTTTTGACGCTATCAAATACTGACTTCACGCCTTCAATGATTGGTGTAAATGTTTTTTTCAATGTCGTGCCAACGTCAGTAATGACCTTGCCAAACCCGTCGCCTTCGGTAAGGCTGAAGGCTGCTGAAAATGCCTGGATTGCAGGCAATGCGTTTTCATTGATGAATTTCAATAATTTGTCCAGGATTGGCAACAACGCCGTTCCCAATGTTTCCTTCGCTTCGTCGAAGGCGACCTGAACGCGTGCGATTTGTCCCGCGTATGTGTCAGCGTTTCGCGCTGCTGCACCGCCAAACAATTCAGTCAAACGACCCTGTACCTGTTCAAATGACATTGTTTTCAGTTCGGCAGTCGATAAGCCAACGCCTAATTTACCCAGGGCAGCGGTGTTGCCGTCGTATGCCTTAGCAAGTGAATTGGCAATTGCTTCTACTGGCTTGCCTGTTGCCGCGCTAATGTCCAGGGCGGTTGAAAGTAAATCTTGCGCCTTTGTAATGTCGCCCGTTGATCTAACAAGGCGGCCCAATGCAGGGCGCAATTCGTCATCAGCAACGCCCGTCGCCAATGACATTTGAAGAATTGAATCTTCGGTTGCTTTGATTTGTGCCTGGGTTGCACCCGTTGCGTTTTCCAACGCCAACGCCAATTGTGTCTGCGCTTTTTCGTCGGCTATTGCAGCCTTTACGCCCTCGATACCAATTGCGATTGCAGCAGCACCAGCAGCGGCAGCAGCTGCGGCAAATGCTTTACCGATCGCAACGCCAGCCTTGCCGACCTTGTCGCCAAATGAATCAACGTCGCCTGAAGCGGTTTTCAGCGATTTGTTAAGATTGTCAACGTCACCAAGAATCGAAAGTTTAAGGGTACGACTGCCAGCCATTAGTCATACTTCCTAACTATCTTTGAGAATGATTCTTCCCATTTTTTGATGATCTCAGGTTGCGCGCTTCGAAGCGTTGGGTAGATAAACCAACCGCGTGACCCGCGACCTTCACGACCTGACCAAACTGGAAATTGCTTGAAACGATTTGAACCGAATTCGTAACCGCCCCAAACCTGTTGAGTCGTACCCCCACCGCTTAATTTTTGGGCAGCAAAACCAAATGAAATTTCACCGATCTTTGACGACTTTGAAACCTTTGAACCCTGGGCAATTTTTGGCGCAACTCGGTTAGTGGATTGATTAGCCGTCGCAATGATTTTGCCGCGAACGTATTCAGCCAATTCGCTTGTCGCTTGTTTTGCTTGTTGCGTGGCTTCTTCGTCCATTGCTTTGAACGATCGCAGAATGGCACGCAATTCGGCTTTGTCATAACTAATTGCGTCAGTCGCCATTTGCTCGCCTTTCTAAAATTTCGATAATCGTCAAAATGTCTTCGGCACTTTCAAACTCATTTGGTGATAGCCCCGTTGCCAGGGCTATCTCCCAAACGATTCGACTTAGGCTTCCGACTGGGTGGCTTTTGGGTTTGCTTCACCGACGATCACTTCGGAAATGGTTTCCGTCCATGCTTCGATTGGCTTGACTGGCTTACCAGCTGCTTCTCGCTTCATGGCGTGATAGGCAAGGAATACCAGGTCGGAAATTCCGATCTTTTCCTGCGCCTGGGCAATGGTGTGACCCGTTTGCTTTTCCCACTTCACCCATTCAGGCGGTGCTGCCGTGTAGGTGATTTGGTCGCCGTTGTTGTATTCAATTGTTATTGGTAACTTCATTTTGTCTCCCGATTAGTAGTTTTTAACTGAATGTTTCAGTAGGTGTTCCCACCACTATGAATGATAGGTCAACTGTCTGCGCGTCAGGTGCTGACCCGCCGACTGCTGGAAATACTGGCATGACGTTGAATGCAAACACTGCACCAGTCACCGCAGTCAATGAAACTGCAAATGTTGTGTTTGGTGCTGATTCGCATGCAGTCCATAATGCTTCGCACAATGAACCTGACGCGCCCCAGTCTGCAAGCATTGAAAGATCGAAAGTCCACTGGTCGTCAATGTGCTTGTAAGCCTTGCCGTCAAGTGTCTGGTAAGTCTCGACGGTTGGTGAATTTGCAAGTGTTGCGCTGGTCGCCTGCGCGTCGTAGTTAATGGTTGCAATGGTCACGACTAAATCGCGACCAGTTATGATTGTCGTTGGCATTTTGTCCCCTATGTTGTTTGTGTGTAGTACGTCGAAACGTTTATGTCTGCCACCAGCATTGGACTTTGACCTACTTCCAACACTGTCGGCTTTTCAACAACGCCAACAACGTATCCCGCGGGCATTGCCGCGAGAATTCCTATGATTAGTTTTTCTAGGTTATCTAATGAACCTGCATTGCTATTTGAAGCAACAATTGCGGTAATTGCAAAATTGATTTTGACCTGTGTTTTTGACTTACCTATCAACACAACTTCCATGTAAGGCGAATCGGGTACGACCACGATCGCGGGTGGAATTGGTGCTTCGGGAACGCTTGGGTACACGTTGGCAGATAGCGCGCTGAAGGCGTTTGCTAGGGCTGCACGGGTTTCGGATACGGCGTTGGCTGGCACTTATTGAACGACCGTTTCAACGTCCAGGTAAGGCATAAGCAACGTGGACACGCGGTTGGTCAGGCTTCGACCCATTCGATAAGGCGTTGAAGCAAAATCTACGCCCTCGATCTGTCCGCCTGCTGCAACGCGTGATTGGAATACTTCAACGGATACGGCAAGGATTGCAGATTCAATTGCTGGGGTGTTTGCGTATAGATCAGCTGCTGAATAGCCTGAAAGTGTTGCAGTGCCTGTCGGAATTATGTCGCGCAATGTGACATTTGATGAAGTCAATGCAGCGGTGAATGAATAAGGCGTGACGGTAACAACGGTGTGTGTCGCCGTAAATGGTGCAGGCAAACCAGCAACAATGACTGACTGACCAGCAACAAAATGGTGTTCGCGTTGCGTGTAAAAATAAGCAACGTTTGATTCTAGTTTGTAAGCGTTAACGGCTGAAGTGTTTGCAACCAACATGGGCAAAATGACGGCTTCAGCGGTGTTGATAATTTCGTCCAGGTAACTGTCTGAATAAAGTGAAACGGACACGCCAAGCACCGTGCGCAATTGGCTTGCAGTGACAATGACTGGCATGTCCGTTTCCTTTCGATCGGCTGCGGCGAGATCGGGAGAACCCGCCGCATGATTAGTTGGGGTTAGTTATCAGGTCTTGTTGATACCAAATGCGCCTGCACCGATTTTCGTTGCAATTGCACCGTATCCGTAAACTGAAACTGAAACCTGACCTGAAGCAATAACGTCTGCGCGTAAGCGATACGTTGGTGATTCATACCATGTGTATGCAGTTGGGTTGATGATTAGCATTGAATCATCTTTGTCAGTGTCATTTGCTGACGGTA